GTTGTCAATACTGACAAACTGCGAGTTCTCGCTTGACCAGTTCACTGAAGCACCGCGCAGTGGCGCAATGGGAAACTTCCGACCTTGGTCGTATTGACGAAAGTCAGCAAGCGTGCAGCTCGTAAAATTACGACTGCCGAGGGTGTCGCGCAGTGCAGTGCGGATGGTGTCTTTGCCGTTGCTGCCCTCACCGATCATCAACACAGCACGCGGTCTGCCACGTGTGGCGCGATATTTGATGAGGTCAAGCCCGCTACCAAGGATGCGCTGCAGCGTGTCACGGTCGCCAGGTTCTACTGCTTCAAGCAGCCGCCATAGGTGCTGGGCATTGGCTTCAGGGTCGTAGTCGTAGGCAGTGACATAAGTGAAGGCGACCTCTGGATCATGCGGCGCGAAGGTCAGATCCAGCTTGCGACCAGACCATGACCATGACACCACGCCATTGCGGCAGTTGATGGCATTGGCTGGGTTGACATCAACCGGCTTGAGCAGCCGTCGCATCCATTGCAGTGCTTCGTCTACATAACGCGGTCTGCGCCATGGGTAGGTAGTGGCACCTTGCTGGTTGATGACATGCAACATGGATAGGAATGCTGCGAGCTTGGGTGCTAGCTCTTCATCCGGCTTGGCTTGATAGTGCGTGCCATTCCATAGATGGAGGATGCCGTCAACGTAGATCCAACGTTCGCGTGGATGGCAGAAGACATGCTCAACGGCAAGCTCTAGCCATTCAGTGCCGGACTTGTCGTATAGCTGCAGGTTGACTGCTTCGCCGTCGGCGGCAGTTGCAGGTCGCGGTGCCGGTAGCACGCGGGCAAGCTTGGCTGGCTTCCAGCCGTATTGGCGCGCCCAGAACCAGAAGGTGTCAGCGTTGATGTGATCACCACCGGATGTAGCGACCTGCGCAACAGACCAGCCGGAAACGTTAGATGGGCTGTGTGCCTCCATGAGGTCAGCAGCATCGGATTCGCTGCCGCCGCATTCGACGCATACCTTTTTGAGCGCCCAGAGGATATTGCGATACATCTCGTAGGTGTTGTCACCTGACTTGCGTTGCGGTATGCAGGCAAGGGCATCACGCACTTCATCCATGCCGCGCGGCTCAAATTCAAGGCGCGGCGCAGTAGCAGCCTGCTTTTGCTTGACGTAAAAGTCTTCATCCGGCAGGCAGGCTTCGATATCGGCAACGCTGTAGCGATGGCCCGCGCTGGTGACCATGCGGCACATCTCACCGAGGCTGCCATCGGCTTCGGCGTAGTAGCTACCAGGCAACCGCATGACGCGGGATGAGTTTTTGATGCTGCGGTCTGCATCGCAGTAATCAAGAAGCCGACCCTGCACCAATTCCCAATGGGATGGCGTGATCGGGTCTGCCAGCACCCAGTAGCTGTGGATGGATTTACCGCCGGTATTGATTTGAAAGGTAGGTTCCGGCAGTCCTAGCTCTTGCCATGCGGTGAGTTGCCATTCGCGCGGGCGATCATCCCATTCAGCAAAGAATGCACGGCAGGCTGTGATTTCTGCGTTGGTGTCGCCACCGTCGTTTACCACCACGTAAACGCCGCGGCCTTCGGCTTGCCATTGCTTGATCAACGGTTTGCGAGCACCACCTTTGCGACCTTTGTCGGTGGTCTTGTCGGGATGCAGCCGATGCAGGAAAGCACGCAGGCGGATGGTGCCTGCCGGTTTGCCGAGTAAGGCGATAAACCGACGGGCTTCTGAGAAGTCGATTTCTTTCACTTGCGCTGCGGCTCCAACTCGCGGCGCATGGCCTCTTCAACCACAAGGCGGATAACGGCGCTGCGGGACAGGCCAGCAGTGCGCTGCCGATCCAGCCACTGCTCCTGCTGCGGCGTGAACAGAACTGATATGGGATGCACGGTTTCGGCTTGATGCTTGCCAAGCTTAGCGGGAGTCGCTAAGGTGTCAAGGCACTACACCCTGCACCATGGTCTACGAGCCCAAGTTCATCCAGATCGCAGCCAGCGGCTGCTCCGATAACGGCAGCTACCTTTATGCCCTTGATGAAGACGGGAACGTATGGGAACTGACCATTGAAGGGCAATGGCACTTCATCGGCTCACCCGCTGGGATTGATAAATGATTTATCGCCTTAATGATGAAGAAAAGCAACTTGCGCTATTGGAGGCCGAAAGAAGGCAATCAGTAAATGAAAAAAACAAAACCTCTGGCAGGAACGGCGGCATAGAAAACGGGCAAAAAGCGCTCGCTTTGCATCAAATAGGCGCACTTGGCGAAATGGCAGTTGCGTCGTATTTGGGACTGAAGGATTTTCTTTATCTTGATAAAATCCCCAAAAAAGATTCCTACGATCTTCCCTTCGGTATCGACGTAAAAACTAGAGCTAAACATTATTACGACCTAATTGTTCAATTAGATGAAAAGGAAAACAAAAACTTTTGGCTCTGCACTATTCAGTCAGGTGAAATCCATATTAAAGGTTGGATCCAAGGCCGATTTTGCTTTAAACCTGAATTTATAAAGGATCCGGCAGGTGGCAGAAAAGCCTATTTTGTCCCCCAAAGCAAGTTATGGCCACCGGAAACATTTTGCTTCTTTTTTAATTGCAGCAACCTTAAGCCATGAACCTCCGCCCATACCAAACCCAACTCATCACCGACATCCGGCTGCAATACCAGCTAGGGCATAAGTCAGTCCTAGCGGTGCTGCCGACCGGCGGCGGCAAAACGGTGTGCTTTAGCTACATCGCGCAGCAAGCCAGCATCAAGGGCAACCGCGTGTGTGTGCTGGTGCATCGCGCTGAGCTGCTGGATCAAGCCAGCCGGTCAATGCCGGTGCCGCATGGCCGCATCAGCGCCGGCAAAAGCATGGACTTAAGCCATACGGTGCAGGTTGCCAGTGTGCAGACGCTTGCCCGCCGGCTGCACTTGCTGCCGAGGGATTTCTTCCAGTTGCTGGTGGTGGATGAAGCACACCACACCAGCGCCGGCACATGGGCAAAGGTGATCGAGCACTTCCACGCTGCCAAGCTGCTGGGTGTAACGGCAACACCAATCCGCAGTGATGGGCGCGGCCTAGGCGAGCACTACCAGGCGATGGTGGAAGGGCCAACCGCGCAACAGCTCACCGAGCAAGGATTCCTTGCTGCCGCCAAGGTGCTGGCGCCGCCGGGTTTTGACAGCACCGGCTTGCGTAAGCGGATGGGTGATTTCGACCCCAAGGAGGCTGAGCAGCGTGTGGGCACGATCATGGGCGATTGCCTTGGTCACTACCGCAAACACCTGCCAGGGCAAACGGCGATTGCGTTCTGCTGCTCCGTGGCACATGCCGAGGCGGTAGCTGACTTGTTCCAGCGCAATGGCGTACCAGCCGCAAGTATTGACGGCAGCATGGATACCGCGCAGCGCCGCGAGTTGCTGGACCGGTTGGCGGTAGGCGACCTCAAAGTGCTGACCAGTTGCGCCCTCATCGGTGAAGGCGTGGATGTACCAAGCGTTGGCGGTTGCATCCTGCTCAGACCTACCGCAAGCGTGGCGCTGCACCTGCAGATGATCGGTCGCTGCCTGCGCCCGCAGCCGGGTAAGCGTGCCGTGGTGTTGGATCATGTCGGCAATACGCTCCGGCTTGGCCACCACCTAGAGCAACGCGACTGGTCACTAGATGGCATCAAAAAACGCGACCGCGAGCAAGCACCCAGCGTCAAAGTTTGCCCGCAGTGCTTCGCCACTAGCGCCAGCACCGCCCAGATATGCCGCGAATGCGGTCATGTATTTGCACCGCAGGAACGCCGTGAGCTGCAGCAGGTGGATGGGGAGTTGGTGGAGATGGCAGTGGCTAAGCGGCGTGAGCAGGGCAGTGCTCAGTCGCTGCAGGACTTGATCGCGTTGGGCCAGCAACGCGGCTACAAAAATCCAGCGGCATGGGCTAAGCACGTGCTTGCTGCACGCCAAACAAAAGGACAATGGAGCAAAATCAAATGAGCAAGTTTTGCATTGAGCTGGAAGGCATGATGCTGCCTGATGCCATTGCGGCAGTTGTTGAGGCTTGGTACGAGGTGCAGAATGTGGAGACTGTACAAACAGATGACTCTGCAATTAATTGCAAGCAGCGCATTGTTGAAATAACAGCTCGACATATTCAAGCAGGTCTCTTGAGAAACGGAAGCAAAATGCCAAGCCTTAGAAGCATTGCAGACATAATTGGTTGCCACAGAAATACCGCATTGAAAGTTTATCAAGAACTAGAAACAGAAGGTGCGATTGTCGCAAAAGCTGGATCTGGCTTTTATATTGCAGACGCAAATAAATTAGTGCATGTCGGTGTCTTCTGAGCAAACCATCCAGCAACAAATCCGCATCGCCTGCAGCAACGGTGACACGCGCCTCTTCCGCAATAACACCGGAACTTTGCGTGACGCTAATGGCCGCCCAGTGCAGTTTGGCCTGTGCAAGGGCAGCGCCGACCTAATCGGTTGGAAGCGCGTGACGGTGACCCCCGAGATGGTCGGCAGCACCGTGGCGGTGTTTACCAGCATTGAGGTGAAGACCGCAACCGGCAGGCTGCGCCCTGAGCAGCAGCAGTGGCTAGATGCAGTCCAGGCGGCTGGTGGCATTGCAGGCGTTGCACGGTCGGTTGGCGACGCCGAGGCACTGCTGGGTTGACAGGGGTTGCATAGGGTGTATAGTGGTTGCACGAGGGGAGCGGCCCACTCGCAAAACTAAACCGCCGCGGAACCGGGCACACGACGCGTCACCACGAGCCCAACACGCCCTGAGTAAGGCTGCATCGCCGGTTGGCCCGGCACCCCAAACAGACCCCAACCATGACCACAACACTCGCTCTACTGCTGGCATTACTCCTACTGCCAGTCCTGATTCTGCTCTGGGCAACTGAGAGCACTGAGCAACGCGCACGCCGCTTACGCCGCAGCTACGGCTGGAGCCAGCAACGCATTGCAGACCACATGAACATCAGCCGTTACGCAGTGCGGAGGGCACTGGCATGAAAAATCTCAACCGCTTTGCCGTGCTGGCAATCATCTTTGGTGTCTGGGCAA